ATTATTTTTGAGATTGTTTTCATTTTTTGATATCCTTTTAGGTTAATATTTTCCTTCGCAAGCATCTTCGCGAGCTTCGCATTTAATCTTCATCCATCGAAAGGTCTACCTTACCCTCTTTGATTAAATTTGCCTTGTGCGCGTTTAAAAGGGCCTGATATTTATCCGGGGTTTCCTTCTTCATCTTCATGAGGCCCTCGAGGTCTTTTTTGTAATAGTCCAGGTAGTTCCATTTTGATGCATCTTTTGCATCTTCCTGATTTTTGGCATCATTCTGGGCGGCTGCAGCAACATGCATATCAATGACCTTTTTCCCGGGTCTTGCTTCCAGCATTGCCTTTGTGCCATCATAATCCAGGGTAGCCACCTTTTCCATTTGAATCTTTTCCGTTGCCGGAATGACTCCGCGTTCAAAATGAAGTTCAATGAGGGTCTTTGCCTTTTCCATTGTCTCATTTTTAGGCTCTTCTTTCTTTCTGGCATCCAGCACCCTCTTGGCACCTTCATAATCCATTTGAGCAGATTTCTCAAAGAACTCGCGCTCGCTTTCGGCAACTACTCCACGGTTTACATGAAGGGAAACAAGTTCCTTTGCCATTGTTTGATGCAGAACATCCAGTTCTCCCTGGAGTTGTTCAACGGTCTTTTCAGGTTTTGACATTGTTGATTGATTTTGGTTTACATTGATTAATGATAGCTGAACTTCTTTGCCTTCCCTTATCAGTTTCACGGCATTGGTATGACCGGGAACGTTGCAAAACGAGATCTCAAGTAAATCGCTCTCCATTACAGTAGGGTACTTCTGGCCAGGTAACAAGTCTTTAGGGTTGTCAGACTCTTTGAGCGGATCTACGCTCATAGATACTGCGTTCATGTACCCATTTTTGTACTTGTTATAAATTGCCTTTGCAACTTCATCTGCCTCGTCAAATTCTGCAATGCCTTTAAAATCACCGTTACCTTCCTTCGTGAGGTTTTTCCATTTACCTACTGAAAGAATGGAACCGTTGTGAGAAACAAGCGCAACAGGGTTCCTGACAAAGTTGTCAGTCTTGATCCCTTCGGTAAGAATGCGGAATCCAAACCGGTTTAAAGTGTTGTCGCTTATTTTGAAAGGGAGTTCCAGTGCCATCGCTTTGGTTAAAAAGAAGACAAATATTCATTATTCGCTCCATAGCTGCAAATTGACAATCCGTCATTGCATGAATTTCGTCCGTCATTGCATGAATTTCGTCCATGACGGATTGATGTTTTGTTTAATAACCTTTGATATCCAATATTTGTAAGAAAAATAAGGTGTCGAAATTCTCCCGCGAACAGCAACATCAGAAGATGCTTTCAGCAAAAGACCTTTATACTAAAGGTTTTGACTTGAGCATCATTGCCGATCTTATATCGGTCAGTCGTCTTACATTAAGCAAATGGGCAAAGGAAAATGATTTTGAAGGGGCAAAAAAGGCCAATATCATAGCATTATCTGCCATACGAAGCATCATCCTTCAAAGCTTCGCTGATGTATGCGAAGGAAAGACCCCGAAGATCTCCCCCGATAAAGCTGCAAAGTATGCTGCAGCCTTTGAGAAGCTCTCAGATAAGCGTAAAACACTCACCTTTATGTACGAGGCCTTTGAACTTCTTACATCAGATTATATCAAAGACCTGGAGAAAGCAGTATCCAAGGAAGATAAAGACACATCCCTGGAAAACATCAAGGTGTTACGCGATCATATGGATAAGGTTGTCACCCGGCTCACAAATGAAGTCCTGAACGATGAATAAGAAAGAGCTTCAGCAGGCACGGGATTTATTCAAGGAGAATAGCGCCTTTATTAGAAGGTCAACCATAGAGAGTATAATCGGGGAGAGCGAAGCTGCCAGAGAAAAAAGGATTGAACATCTTTTAAAGCCTGAAAATTATAAAGAGTTTTTTGATTATTACCTTGGCAAAGATACTCCCATCCCCATGGCCGACTCCCCATGTGCCTGGTACCATCTTGAAACCTATAAAGAGCTTTATCGCAAACCATTCATTACACAGTTCCGTTTGGTCTTCAGAGGAGGAGCAAAGAGCATACATTCCGATGTTGGCAATCCTTTGGCTTTAAAACAATCAGGTATATTAAAATTCTTCCTGGTGATCGGTGCAAACGAACTCCGTGCGAAGATGCTCCTGGCCGACCTTCAGGTACAACTTGAAAGTAACCAACGCATCATAAAAGACTTCGGATCACAAATAAGTTATGGCAATTGGGCTGATGGCATGTTTGAAACATCTGACCGCAGCTATTTTATGGCACTTGGTATAGAGCAGCCATTCCGGGGGCTTCGCCACTATGCCAACCGTATCGGGATGGCAGTAGTAGATGATGTAGAAGATCGTAAAATTGCATTAAACCCAACCCTGGTTGAAGAAAGAGGGAATAAAATCACGGGTGATCTTGCCGGGGCCTTTGCCAAGGACTCAGGCAGGCTTGTCATTGCCAATAACCATATCACAAAAACCGGCATCGTAAATTACCTTTTAAAGAAGAAAGGATTTGAGTTATGATCCTTCGCAAGGAATTCTCTTCGGTTTACCTGGTAAATCTCACGGATGAAAATGGAAGGCCAGAGTGGCCAGAACGTTATAGCCTGGCAGATATCAAGCGTATCCATACTGAAAACGATCCTTTTACCCTTAAACGAGAGTATTACAACACACCGGTTGAAGAAGGGAAGATCTTTAAAGCCGAATGGCTTGTCTTTAGAAAAGCTAAAAAGCTTTCAGAATATCCATTACTGCTTGGCCATTGGGATCTCTCTTATAAAAAAGAGGGGGACTTCAAGGCCATGGCCCTGCTTGGCTTTGATGCCAAAGGGCTGATTGTTCTTGATATCTTTTGCCGTAAATGCGATATCGCCGATGCGGTAACTTATCATTATAACCTTCTGAGGCGTTTACGCTCTGAAGCAGCCATGCCGATTTTCCTTTATGATGCTACCGCAGCCCAGGAAGATGTATTCCGTCCGGTATTTGAACAGGAATCCATCCGGCAGAAGATCTACGAACTGCCGATGCCAGACCGAACTGCCACGGTTGATAAATACCTTCGCATCGAGGCGACTCTTACAAATGTTTTTTTTAACAAATCAATCGCATTTGCTGATCATCTCAAAGGAACTCCCGATTATAAGGCAGGAGAAGAACAGATCCTGGGCTTTGAAAAAGGATCACATATGCATGATGATTTCCCGGATACATTGGAGGCAGCAGTAAGATTGATAAATAAATATGCCTGGTCGGATACCAATGAACAAACTTTTAAACCACGGATAGTTAAACGCAAAAGGGGAGGATTTTAATGATAGAGTTTATTCAGTTCATTCTGATGTCTTCAAATCTTTATATAAAACGTCATGAAGCAAACATCATGCATAAGCTCACCGGGCGCAGATATCATGTGGTAAAACTATATGGCAAGCTGATTGTTACTGACCGCCTGGGCATTAAGCGTCTCAAGCAAAAGAAGATCCTTAAAAAGTCTTTCGATTATATCAAACTTACTGAAATTTCTCTTTACGATACCAAACAACAGAAAAATGTTCCTCTCTCAAAATGAATTGAAAACGGTTGCCGATAAAGCCATCATCGTGCTGATAACCGATATGGATGAAGAGATAGTCGACCAGGTAATTGCCGAAAGTATCGACCTTATGTCAAGCTATCTCTCCCGGTATTATGATGTACAAAACATCTTCAATAAACAAGGTGCTGCACGTAATCTAACGGTATTGAAATATCTCAAAGATATTGTCATCTACGAGGTCTATATGCGCCATACCCGACAGATCAATGAAGCAGCCCAGAAACGCTATAACGAGGCAATGAACTTCCTGGAGAAGCTCAATACCGGAGATTTCTTCATCAGTACGCTTCCTTCAATCCCCGGAGAAATAACCTCGCCAAATAACCAGGAAGAACAGCAAACCCGCTTTGGAAGTAATTCACCTTATCAAACAATGTATTAAAATGGATAACCCCGTAAAAAAATACCTGGATAAGTTCCTGGATCGTCGTATCGCCTTAAAAATGTCACCTGGTAAAACCCCTCCCATACCTATCGATGATCCGTTAAAGAAAGATCCCACTTCCTTTGTGATGGATTGGTTCAAGGTCTTTGAGCAGCTTTACCGCCATGAACTCAATGACTGGAATGAAGCACGCGCAGCGCGCCGATCTCCCATCAATCCTTATACCTGGCAATTGCAGCAGCTCTACAAGGATGCCATGGTCGACAATATCCTCTCGAGCCAGATCCGCTCCCGCATTCTTCGCATCACCAATAAATCAATGTTGCTTAAGAATGCCGGTGGTGAGATTGATGTTGAACGCAGCCTTTTTATCCAGGCAAAATGGTTTCGCAAGATCATGCGCCAGGCTCTTGAGTCGAGGTTCTTTGGTTATAGCCTGGTATATATCAACGATTGGGAAAATGGAAAGATAAAAGATGTGAAGATCATCCCGCGCGAGCATGTGATCCCGGAGCGGGATCTGTTTCTTCGCAATGTCAATAATTACTTTGATGGGTTGCATATTTCTGATTTTCCGAACTTCCTTATCTATATGCAGCTTGGGGATGATGCTGTCGGGATGCTTGAAAACATTGCTCCTTTGACAATTTTAAAACGACATAGCTGGGCATCCTGGGATGAGTTTGAACAAATCTTCGGAATCCCTCTTCGCGTTGCGAAGACTGCCAATTATACCGAGAAGAACCTTAATGAACTTGAAACCATGCTTCAGGGTATGGGATCAGCGGCTTATGCCATCCTTCATAATACCGATGAGCTTGACATTAAGCAAAACAACCAGACGGATGCCTATGGGGTATTCAATGAAAAGCGCAAGGCTATCAATGAGGAGATCTGTATAGCGATCAATGGCCAGTCCATGACCTCCATCCAGGGATCGTCCCGGAGCCAGGCAGAAGTTCACGAACGCACCCAGGAGGAGATCACCGACGATGATATCATCGATATCGAGGATTGGTTCAACTCAGGTTTCATTGATGTTATGCGTAATCTTGGGTACGATATCCCTTCAGGTTATTATCTCAATATTACCGCCAACACTGAAATGGAGATTCAGGACCGTGCCAAGGTTGATTTGATGGTCTCTCAAATGGGTTTACAGTTGGATATAGATTATATTCAGGAAACATACAATGTCATCCTGGATAAAGCAAACCCGCGCAAAACACCATCAGCTCCGGGAGAACCACCCAACTCTTTAAGTTTTTTCGTCTAAGCCCCCTGGAGCGTAAGATTCAGCTTTCATTTACTGAAAGTGATCTGGGGGATGAGATCTTTAATCTGTATTTCGGGAAACATCCTGATGGGTGCAGTTGCAACCTCCATAGTCTGCCTGTATTTTCCATGGCCATTGGAAATCGCAGGAGCATAATTGATAATGCCCTCAATGATATCCATAGTGGCAAGAGCTCCCCGATCAATGCTGATCTTTTCAACCTTTATCATAAAAACTATGTAAAAGGAATTGACCAGGTGTTTACAAAAGCTAAAGAGGGAAGTAAAGCCTGGGAAAAAGTCCGTCAGTTCAAACTGAATACGGCAAAACTTGCTGCAGCTAAGTCTTATAAACAAACTGCCGAGCTTCAAAAGTTGGCTGCTAATTCCGCTTCCCTTGCTGAATTCAAAAAGAATGCTGCTGGCATTATTAATCGCTATAACCGCTATCAGGCTGCCGAGTATAATACGATCGTTGCACGTACACGTACGGCAGCTCAATTTGAAAGGTTTGAGGATGAGAGCAATGACTACCCAAACCTCGAATGGCTGCTTACAGTATCTGCTGATCCCAGGGAACTGCATCTGTCTTATGTGGGGATCATCCTTCCAATAGATGATCCTTTTTGGGAAGAAAACCAACCTGGAGATCTCTGGAACTGTAAATGTGACTGGCGCACTACTGATAAAGAACCTACATCTCTTCCGGATAAGGTAGTCAGGCCTTCACGGGGACTGGAAGGAAACCCCTGGAAGACAGGAGAGCTTATTACTGAGCAGCATCCTTATTTTAAAGGAATACCAGGCTGGGTAAGCAACAATGCAATGCTGCTGATGCCTGATGACCTTGCCTTTATCAAGGTAGAAACCAAAGAAGGAACGCTCCTGGAACATGTTCTTATGGATGGTACGGAAGAATCTCCCGATAATAGAAGTATCGCAAAATCATTGCTTAAAGATGATTTTAAGGAGATAAAACTCTTGCCAAAGATATATGCTTCTGAAGTTGCACTTCGCGAAAGGTATTATGGAGAAAAATACAATGAAGAATTTCCTTCCACTACGCCTGATGCTAAAGTGGATGGAAAGATAATTGAATTTAAAAGAGGCAATATCAACACGCTAAGTATGCGTATTGGAGAAGGGGCAAGGCAATCTGATATTGTATTGATAAAGTCAAAAGATAAACTTTCAAATGCATATTTAGAAAGGCTCATTAAAGGGCAATGGGAAATTGACGATAGAAAAAATATTTCAACTATTATTTTGATAAATGGAGGAAAGACTTATGTTTTCAAAAGACCATAAAAAAATGACCAGGGCCCGAGACGATGGATTTACAGTCCACCACTGAATCCCTGATCACTTTAATAACTCAAGGGGAAACAATAACTTTCATTATTATCTCCCCCTGGGGTCGTCCGAGCACGCAGCCCCGACAATGCAAATATACAACTAATTAAAATGAACTAAGGGGAAA